CGAGCAGACCGGCACAGATATGGGTGGCGTTGAGACTGCACTCAAAAAGATGCAGAAGGCCATATTTGCCGCTGGCAGCGGCAGCAAGGAAGCAGCTGAAGCACTGGCGATGGTCGGCCTGTCAGTCAGCGACTTGGCTGGCATGTCCGCAGACCAGCAGATGGGGAAGATTGCTGACGGCTTGATGTCCATTCAAGACCCAGGCACGCGGGCTGCGGTCGCGATGCAGATTTTCGGCAAGGCTGGTACTGACATTCTGCCGATGCTCGATGGTGGATCTGCTGGAATGGCTGCGTTTGCTGATGAAGCGAAGCGGCTCGGTCTGATTATGGACTCTGAAACGGCTGCGAAGGCTGACGCACTCGGAGACGCGATCGACTCCGTGAAGTCTTCAATGAAGATGGCATTCATCCAAGTTGGTTCGGCAGTGGCACCGATTCTGACGCAGCTGGCACAAGGATTTACCGTCGTCGCTGCCACCGCTGGCAAGTTCATTAGCGAGAATCAGAGGCTGGTAGTGTCCGTGATGGCGGGTGGCGCGGCGCTTGTCGCGATTGGCGGCAGCGTAGCGGTGCTGGGCCGTTCTATCGCTCTGGCGTCCACGTCGTTCAGCGTGCTTGGCAAAGCAGCCTCTCTGGCTGTGTCGCCACTGACGATGCTCATTGGCGGTGCCAGCGGCGTCGGCAAGAGTTTCACGCTGGCGATGCCTGCAACGATCAAGCTGGCAAGCACAATCGGCTCGTCGATGCTGGGTGCGTCAGCGTCAGTGGTGTCATTCGCGTCAACAGCTAGTAGTGCGATGGCTGGCTTTGCCACGTCATCTGCTACGGCACTGGCTGGCTTCGCCACATCAAGCGTTGCCGGCTTCGTGCGGATGAATGGTGCCGCCTCGGCTGCCGCTCAAGCGATGTTCCCGGTTTTCTTCACGGGATTCAATCGGGGAATCTCTGCCGGTGCTGGATTCTTCTCGGCGACACTTCGAGGACTCAACGGCGTCGTGATGGCGTCAAGCGCGCTGCGCAGTGCGATGTTCGCTGTGTCTGGCTCTGGGATGGCGCGCTTTGTAGGCGACATCGCTGGCGGCCTAGCGTTCACGTACAAGTCGTTCGTCTGGTGGGCAACTGGTGCTTCCGCACGCATGGCACAGTACGCCGCAAGCCTTGCTGGTGCTACGGGCAAGACGATTGCGTCAACGGCTGCGATGTCGGCGGCGTGGCTTGGCACGGCTGCTCGTGGCGTAGCGACCTTTGTAGGCTCTGCCGTGGCTGGGATCGGCGCATACCTCGGTGCCGCTGCTATGGCTGTCGCCGGCTCGGTGGCGTCTGCCGCTGCGGTAGCAGCTGCGTGGTTGGCACCGCTGGCACCCGTAGCTTTGCTGGTTGCCGCTGTCGCTGGTGCTGGCGCTGCGATCTATGCGTTTAGAGGGACGATATCCAGTGCGTTCTCTGGCGTAGCTGGCTACGTGACCGAAGCTGGCGGTGCCATTGCTGGCGGATTCTCGACTGCTGTATCTGACGGCGTCGTCGTGCTAGGCGACCTCGCCACGACTGCCACGACCACATTCAACGGCGTATACGAAGCAGTTGCCGCTGGCGACTTGTCCGGTGCAATGGATGTGCTGTGGGCCGGATTGGTCGCTGGCTGGCTGCGTGGCACCGAAGCGTTGATGTCCTACGTTGACCCGTGGGTGGCAGCGTTTCAAGACGTGTTCACGGATTTTGGTTCAAGCATCTACGTCGCTTGGGACTCAACGTGGGTGAATGTCAGCAACGCATTCAATACGTTTGGTGCTCTTTTGCAAGGAGCGTTTGATAACACGATCAACGGAGTTTTGAAGTCGTGGGACGACCTTGAGTCTGGTGTATTGAAGTCGTGGAACTACATTCAGTCATTCTTGAAGGCAGGCTTTGACCTTAAGGCTGAAAACGACAAGGTCGATAGCGCCATGACGGCTCGCGCCCGCGAGCGAGAGCTAAAGCGTCCAGGCGTTGATGGCAGGACGGCAGCGGCAGACAAAAAGAATGCCGAGGCTACTGCTGATCTTGGCGTCAGAACAAAAGGTGTCATGGACGCCGCTCAAGCGACAAAGGACGAAAGGCAGGGCGAGAACGCCAAGCGAGCCGCTGACCGTCGTGCTGCCACTGTCGCAGCCGAGGGAGCGCTGTCGTCGCTTGTTGGCGGCAAGGCAGAGACTCGGGCTAAGAACTCGCAAGTAGACGATCTCCTGTCGTCCATCAAGGGTGCCACGTCGGTTGACGAGCTTGCGGGTGCCGGCGGCTTGGGCGACCAGTTCTCAACGCTGCGTGATCTCGGGCGGCTGACGAGTGACCAAGAGACGATGCTATCTGACGCTCTGGACAAGGCGGCTGAAGGTCTTACCGCAACTGCGACTGATGGAGCAAAGGGAGCCGGAGATCAGTCTGCCACCAGCAAGGCCGAAGTCGCCGGCACGTTCTCGTCAACGAATCTTGGTGGGATGGGCTTTGGTTCGTCGCTTGCGGAACGCACGGCAAAGGCTGCCGAAGACACCGCAAAGGGCGTCAAGGAACTCGTCGGCCAGGGCGGCGGAAAGGTGGCAGAGTAATGGCACTTACTTGGATTGAAGACGGCGACTCACGCCAGGCGACGATTGTCCGTCGTGGCAAGAAGGCGAAGTCAACGATGACGAGGAGTTATAAGCTCTTCGGCACCGCCGACGACGTCGAGGTGCATACTGCTGTCAACGCGCAGATCAGCACGCTTGGCTATGGATGGCAGTACCCCGGCGTGTCAGATGCGAAGCTGTGGGCTGAAAGCTATTCGATTGCATTTTTGGGCGACAACGCTTGGCAGGTGACGATCACCTATGAGAAGGACGGTGCTGGAGATGGCGATGCACCGCTGAAACGGGCTCGGTCGTTTGACACAGCCGGCGGGACCAAGCACATCACGCAGGCTTTTAGTGAGTCACGATTCGGCGTTGGTGCGCCAGACCAAAAGAAGGCTATCGCCGTTGACACAAACGGCGTCAACGGCATTGATATCGTCGTGCCTCAACTGCAATGGCAGGAAAGCTACGACGTGCCCAATGCGTATGTCACAGACGCCTATATTCGCGGCGTCGCCGGCCTGACAGGTACGACAAACGATGCCACGTTTCGAGGCTTCCAGCCAGGCGAGGTTCTGTTCGTTGGCTGTGCAGGATCTCAGGAGTGGGACGACGAGAAGGGGCGTGGCCCGTGGTCTCTGGCATTTCGGTTTGTCGCCGAAAAGAACGTCATCGGAGAGACTGTCGGCGACATCTCTGGCGTTGACAAAAAAGGGCACGAGTTCTTGTGGGTGCGGTACGAGGATGCCGTTGACTCAAACGTACTGCTCAAGAAGCCCAAGGCTGTGTACGTCAACAAGGTCTATCGCGAAGGTTCCTTCGCTGCGTTAGGCATAGGGTGACGCAATGGCACGTCCAGACGGACGCCTTGAGCCGGGCCAGCCGCTACGTGGTGCGATCTCGGCACGGGCATGGAACAGGGCACAGGACGCTGCCGACCGAGTGCTAGGTGCAAACCCCGGCACCTCCGGCGTTACCGGCTTGCCATTGCTCAAGCCCTATACGTGGGCGTACTGCAAGCCGTCTGTGACAGTCGCACGCTGGGGCGTGCTGGCAATCACTGGCGTGGAGATCACGCCTACGGGATCGGCGGGCGGTGCTACAGCGTCGTTCGAGGAGATGCCTGTGCTCACGGGCGGCACGCCGTCCGCAGGCACGACTTCGTGGTGTGTGGCGGTGGAGCCGATTGAGTCGGGCAAGATTGGCAGGGTGGCGGTTGGCGGCGTCGTGCAGCTGAAGGCGGCTGACCTCGGCAAGGCGTCTGGCGCTCACGTTCTGTGGAAAGACTCCAACTGGGCATTGATTCGCATTGAAGGCGGAATTGTTCGCGGCACGTTCACGGCACCTTGGGCGAAGGGTGCCACCAAAACGGTGACGGATTCTGTGTCAAGCCAGACTTTTGGCAACGTGAAGAATTACTTTGCCGCGATCACGGGGTCTGGCACGAAAGCTTGTGCCATCGCTTACGTTGGCGCTGAGTGGATTCTCATTGCAGCGGAGTGCGGCTAATGCTCGGCGGAAGCTGTAGCCCGTGTTGTGCAGGATCGGTGTGCTATCGCCCCGCACCGCTATACGTGCAGGTGGCGTACCAAGTGAATGGGGGCCTCGACGGTTCCTGGCCCGATACGCTAAGCGCGCCCGATTGGTCAAACGGATTGGTGCCTGCGTTTGAGGGGTATGGGTGCGGAGCCGCGCCCGTTTGCTACAACACGGCGATCGATCGTTTTTACCAATCGGTGGGTCTGTCGGGTTATTCCGCAAGCTATAAAACCTTGCGAGGCCCGGTGGCGGACTCCAACCCTTGGGGAGAGTTGGCAAACGTAGTCACTGCATCAATCAAAAGCGATGATTTTGGAGCGTTTGGTGCAAGTTATGAAATTTCGATGGGTATTGTGTTGGGTGTGGTGGGGCTCTCGATAGACCAGACTTGTCGATACTTTCCATCGTTAAACCAGAACACTTTCAGAACAACCGTGAGGATTGGCTCTGCGCAAAGCGATGCGACGGTGTCGGCAGCTTTTCTTGGCACATCTCTTTCGTTATCGGACGGTGAGTTAACCAAAAGCTACACGACATCCGACCGCACTGGCGAGGCGTTTCCGATTACCTTCACCGCCAATCGCATCGGATACGTTTACCGATCGCGGTCTGGCGCGTCTGTGCCGCTTTACCAAAACATCTCGATCAAGTTGTTGGGGTTTTTCGACCAAGGGCTGACTAATCTCTACTCCCCTCCCGCCGGTGATTACCAAAACAACCTGCCACGCACATGACACGAATACCGATTGTCGAATGGCATAGGATGTCGATTGCGGCTGGCAAGACCATTCCTACAGCCGACACGGCGATCATCCGAATGGACGGCATGTATGCTGAGGTGGACGAATCATTGCCAGGGTTTGAGTACGCCGCACGGTACGCAACGGGCGGCCCAGGCACCGAGCTTTCCAAGCTCTTGGAGCGTTTTGGCATCTTGCCAACGCCGACGTGCCAGTGCCGCGCAAAGCAGCAGCAGATGGACGCATGGGGGCCAGGCGAGTGCAGCAGGCCCGAGAGGATTGACGAGGTGGTCGCAGTCATGCGAACCGAGGCCGAGGCTCGCGGCCTGCCGTTCCTCGACATCGCCGGGCGGTTGCTGGTGAAGAGGGCGATCAGCAACGCACGGCGGAACGCTTGACAGCCCTGCCATCCTCAATGCATGGGACGCACCAAGCCACCAGCGAAGCCAGCGGCGGTGATACTGCCGCCCGAGCTTGACGACGACGAGGAGCACGCGGGCGGCGGCATCCCTGACGATGACGGGTGGATTCATCTGCAACGCAAGGAGCCCCAGCGTGAAGACGAAAAGCCAAAGCGGCGGCCTGCTCGACGACGTTCGCCGGGCAGTAAGTGACGCTCGCCTCGGTCCTGCGACGTGGTACGAGCGGCTGGCACCCGAGCACCGCGAGGAACTCGACGCCATCAAAGCCGAGTGGGCGGCTGGCGAACTCGGCACCCGCAAGAAAACCGTCGCTCGGGCACTAGCCGAGAACATGCGTGTCCGTGGCATCTCTGACGTTGGCATGCAGGGAGTAATCGCATGGCTAGAAAAAGCCTGAGAGACGATGTCGCAGCCGAGGTCAGCCACTCGCAGCAGCTGGCTGCCGACGCTGAACTCGCACGGCTGCGGTCAGAGTTGGCGACGTACCGAAATCGGTACAAGGCCGCCTTGGCTCAGATCGACCGTGAGCGTGAGCGTGGTGACGCACTGGTGCAGCTGCACGGCATCGAGGCTGCGAAGCCGTCATTGACCAAATCTGCGAAAGGACCGAAGCACGCCGCGACAATGGTCGTGCTGCTATCAGACATCCACTGTGAAGAGCGTGTCGATCCCGAGACCGTGAACGGGCTGAACGACTACAGCCTTGACGTATGTCAACTTCGCTTAAACGAACTGCACGAGCGGTTCTTTCGACTGCTTGAGCACGAGCGACAGCTTGCGAAGATTGACCGTGTCGTAGTCTGGCTCGGTGGGGACTTCCTCAGTGGTCACATCCACGACGACACGGCTGAACTGGCACAGCTTGCACCGCTGGCGGCAACCCGGTGGATCGGCGAAAGGCTGCGTGCGTTCATCGACGCCGTTGCAGACAGTGCGAAGTCTGTCGTCGTCGCCACCAACAGCGGCAACCACGGTCGCAGCACTGACAAGCTCCGCATCGGCACCGAGATGGAGCACAGCTTCGAGCAGCACCTATACCTCACGCTCGCCAGCAGCGAGAAGCGTAAGAACGTGCAGTGGCAAGTCGGCACCGGCTATCTGAACTACGTTGACCTCGATGGCTTCCTCGTCAGATTCCACCACGGTCACGCCATCAAATATGGCGGTGGCATCGGCGGCATCACGATACCGACCAACAAAGCTATCGCGGCGTGGGACGCTGTGAAGCGTGCAGACCTTACGTGCTTCGGTCACTGGCATCAGTTCCAATGGCTGCGAGCCGGTCGCTACGTTGCCAATGGCAGCGTCATCGGGCACTCGGCATACGCCACAAGGATCAAGGCGGCATACGAGCCACCGTGCCAGGCGTGCATCGTCATTGACCACGGGCGGCACGAGGTGACAAAAGCCATGCCGATCTACTGCGACCGTGACCTGCGGACGCAGAAGGCTTGACGCATGGAATACGAATTGAGTGACGACTACATCGCCGAGGCACGGCAGCGAGCGTATCGCTATCAAGGCCAGTGGTGCGGCACAGCAGGGTCACTCGCCGCAGACGTAGCACGGCTTCTCATCGAAAGGAAAAAGATGCAAGGATTTATTACAGAACTTGAGGCGACGAACGCACAACTGCGAGCCGCTGTGGAGACTCGCTTGGCTGGTGGATGCTGCGACGGCGGCAAGTGCCAGCCGGCGGACGACGCACCCGAGCGGTGGGGGGTGATGGCACAGGCCAGCGCCGAGAAGTACCACGCCGAGCGAGCCGAGCCCGAGGAGCAGATCCCGGTCGATTGGATTCTCCAAGGACAGAAGGAAATGGAGGCGGCACAGGACGACATCCGGTGGACGGGTGACAGCATCCTCGCCAAGGATCACGACGACGTCAGCCCTGCCGAGAGATTGCTGATGGATGCCATCGACGTCGTGCGTGACCGACGACCGAAGTACGGCGGCCCGAAGCACCATTTTCGACGCACCATCGGGATGATCAACGCCGCGTTTGCCGACGTGCTGAAACGTCCGCTGACTGAAAGCGATTGGGCGATTTTCATGACGTTTGACAAGGTGGCGCGATTCCTCGGACCAAACAAGACGGCAGACGGGCCAATTGACCTCGCTGGCTACGCCGCCTGCCTCGCTGAGTGTGAGTCGTCAGACCCGGTTTAGAAGATCACCCGCTCCACCTAGTCTGGCGGGATGGCACCAGACCATCCATCCGCCGTCGCCGGGCTCGACGCAAAAGTCATGTCGTTCCTGTCGGACGCCCGGCGCACGGCGGCTGACGGTCTGACGTGGCAGGAGTTCGGTCAGTTGATGGTGGCTTTGCTGCGACTCGCAGTGGAGACGCTCGACCGTGTGAAGACGCTATCCGGTCCTGAGAAAAAGGCTATCGCCATTGCTGCCGTTGCCGCACTCTTTGACACGACGGCGAGCAGCTGCGTGCCGCTCATGGCGTGGCCGGCGTGGGCAGTCCTGCGTCCTGCCCTGCGTGCGTTCATCCTCGCTCTCGCGAGTGGTGCCGTCGAATCAATGCTCCCTATGGTGAGGTCGTCAACGTGATCACAGCCTTGCTCGTGGCTTTCGCCGTCTATGTCCTCGCCGGTCAGCAGATCACCGAGAAGGTGAAGGCGTTTATCGCTACGGCGAAGATGCCGACCATCGACGGGAAGCATGTTGCAGCGATCGCCCTAGTGGTGGCTGCTGCGATTGCGTTCATGCCGCAGAAGGCAGCGCCGACGCCGCAGCCTGCACCAGTGCCGCCGGATGCGTTCAGCCTGCGTGGCAAGTTCATCGGCCCGACAGCGGCAGAAGATGCGGCGACGATGTCG